TAAAATTATGGCAAACACTCGCAAACGTCCTGAAGAGGAATACTATAATGTCTGGCAGCGCGACCCGGGCTCGGGCGCGGAAACCCTCGTAGGTGAGGGTCTGACCAAGGATCAATTTATGGACAAGATGGAGTTCTTCGCTCAAGAGTATTACATGACTCAAGAGGCAAAGTATGCTCCCTCTTCTTTCCGACACGAAACATTTACTTATGAGGATTGATGGCAGTTCGTTCTAAAGTTGGCGTCAGCGGGATTCAATTCCTACCTGGTAAACCCAAGTCTACGAAACAAGGTAACTCAAAGAATACTCGTTATTCTGCGACGAGTCGTAACAAGGCGCGTAAACCTTATAGAGGACAAGGTAAGTAATGATGCACTATTTTGCACAGGCTTCGTTAGATCTTAATGAGGCCTGGAACATGAGTTGGGGTGAAGGTATTCAATTCCTTGTAATGCTTACCTTCCTCTATTGGTTGAAGAAGCGTATTGATCTTAACTTCGCAAAGAAGCAAGCAAAGACCACTATATACCGAGTGAGATTAGAAGACACTGATAAATGAGTTATCTGTTGACAGTTGAGGAAGAGTGGAATCGCATACTTCCTCAACATCTGTGGATATACAATAAACTCTTTCTAAGTCAGCGTTTGGGTTATACTTGTGGACCAGCAGGCCACAAAGTTCCTAAACCTGACTTTTATATTGTGCGTCCATGCATGAACCTGATGGGTATGAGTCGTCATGCACGTATAGAATGGATAGAAGATAAGACTGAACACCTACACCCTGCTGAGTTCTGGTGTGAGGTGTTTGAGGGGAATCATTATAGTGTAGACTACGAATACCACGAAGATAGAACAGGGTGTTATCCAGAGTATGCAATGGACCACTCTGTAGACTTCCATATCAAGGAACAGAGACTGTGTGTGAAGGGTACAAGAGAGTCTGAAGACTTATATAAATGGAAGAAGTGGGAAAAGGTAGATCATGTAATACCTTATCCAAAGTTATTAACTACTATCGGATTGTACCGATATGGCTGGATCAACTGTGAGTTTATTGGTGATAAGTTGATTGAAGTGCATTTCAGACGTAATCCTGACTTTAGATATGATAATACTGAAGCGATACCAGTATGGAAAGGTGATAAAATGCATCAACTGATGGAAGGATATCGATATGTTGAAGATAATGACTATAATAGGTGTGGTTTCTGGGTAAAATGACTGAAGACAAGCGACAACTAATTGTGAATTTCCCAGAAGAGCACATTCAGTTTATTGAAGATGACTCTAGGAAGTATGTCTTTGGTGGTATGGAAGCTCATTCTACCAATGTTCTTAGAGTAATCAGTGAGTTGGAAAGTGCTTATCAAATGCTAAAGTATTTGGGGTTCAAAGAAGACATGGAAACTCTTGAAGAAATTAAGGGAAGGTACTATAAACTCTACTTCAAGAAGACTAAAGAAGAGAAACTAAATAAAAATTAGGGATAGCAACCCCTATAAAAGTTCTAAAAGAACTCTGTAGAGCAACTGCTATGCTAAATCTACCCGAAAATGACTTCTTGGATAACCTAGGAGCTCGTCAACATGAAAAAATGTTGAGAGAAGTCGTTGGAGACCACATTAATGACATGAAAAGGCAGACAAAACTGCACGAAGAGATCAGAAATGATGAAGATTATGATGACTGGGAATACGGAACTGAACCTACTTACGGCAAACCCCTATAAATAGGTCAGATTCTTGTCTTCTTTATGGCGACGAAAAGGGTAAGTAAGGCGTTCAAAGACATTAGTTTGTCTATGAAGCCTCATCCTGTCACAAAAGATCTTCAAGTTCTCAAAAATGAGAACGCGATTCGTCGTGCTGTGAGAAATTTAGTTGAAACAATCCCAACTGAGAGGTTCTTTAACCCCGATTTGGGTTCAGATGTCAGAGGATTGCTGTTTGACTTTGTTGATTTTGGTACAGCAACCACTATTGAGACACAAATATACGAAACCGTCTACGGATTTGAGCCTAGAGTCGATAATGTTAAGGTATTTGTCGAGCCTAGACCCGATCAAAATGAATTTGAAGTGACTATTCAATTTGATATTGTCGGTCAAGCAGTAACAGCACAAGAATTTACCTTCATTTTAGAAGCGACTCGATAAAAAATGCCACTCACTAAGTTCGCCAACCTAGATTTTGACCAGATTAAAACATCCATCAAGGATTATCTCCGTGCGAACTCAAATTTCACGGATTTTGACTTTGAAGGATCGAACTTTTCGGTCTTAATTGACACTCTTGCCTATAATACCTATATTTCCGCGTTCAATACGAACATGGTGGCCAATGAATCCTTCTTGGATTCGGCAACTTTGCGTGAAAATGTCGTTTCTTTGGCAAGAAACATCGGATATTTGCCAAGATCTCGTAGAGCATCTAAAACTACGGTAAGTTTTGATGTTCCGTTCACTGGAGAGAGTGGATCTTTGACTCTGAAAGCAGGTTTGTTGTGTGTTGGAGCATATGACAACACATCTTACATGTTTTCAATCCCTTCAGACGTTACTACTACCGCTCCACTAGTCAATTCTGCAGGTGATACTAACGGAGCAAGGATTGCTAAGTTCACAGACATCGAAGTTTTCCAAGGAACTTACTTAACAAAGCAATTTGTCGTTGATGGATCTCTTGATCAGAGATTTATTCTCAATAATCCACATATTGATACCGCTACTCTGAAGGTAAGGATCAAAGGACCTTCTGATTCTGGTATTGGTAGAGAATATACAGCTGTCAGCAACATTCTTAACATTGATTCTACCTCTGAAATCTATCTTTTACAAGAAGTTCAGGATGAAAAGTACGAAGTTCTGTTTGGTGACGGAATTTTCGGTAAAAAACTTGAAAATGACACAATTATTACATGTTCTTACATTGTAACAGATGGTCCTGACGGAAATGGACCTTCTGAATTTGACTTATCTGCAAATCTGCGTTCTGCAACAGATACTCCTGTCATTCCTACCTCTACAGTTAGCGTAGTAAGCGCTAGAAACGCCCAGGGAGGCGCTGAAGTAGAGTCTTTGGAGTCTGTTAAGTATTACGCTCCTAGACTGTACTCAAGTCAATATAGAGCGGTTACAGCGAGGGACTACGAAGCTATCATTTCGACGATTTATCCAGACACAGAGTCAGTTTCTGTTGTTGGTGGAGAAGAACTTGATCCTCCTGAGTTTGGTAACGTAATTATCAGTATCAAACCCAAAAATGGTTCGTTTGTATCCGAATTTAACAAGCAGACAATCCTCTCAAAACTAAAACAGTATTCTTTGGCTGGAATCAACCAAAAGATCGTAGACCTCAAGGTTCTGTTTGTCGAAGTTACCACTTTTGTATACTATAACTCAAGTAAAGTTACATCTGCTGAAACTTTAGAGAAAAATGTCAGCGATGCAATCACTGAATATGCAGGATCTTTGGATCTTAACCAATTTGGTGGTAGATTTAAGTATAGTAAGTTATTGGGAGTCATTGATGGTGTTTCTGATGCTATCACCTCCAACATTACAAGAGTTGTTATCAGAAGAGATCTGAGAGCACAACTCAATCGCACGGCTCAGTATGAATTGTGCTACGGTAACGGATTCAGAGTCATTATTAGTGGACCTCCAAGTGGAAGAAACATCAAGAGTACAGGATTTAAGATTCTTGGTGAGGCTGAAACAGTTTACTTCACTGATGTTCCAAATAATGACATGGCAACAGGTGTCATTTCGATTGTACGTCAAGTAAATGATGAAGTATTGGTTATCAAGAAGGATGCTGGTACAATTGACTACACTAAAGGAGAAGTTCTTATCAACTCGGTAACCATCACGGAGACAGAGAAACCTGATGGAGTTATTGAGGTTCAAGCAGTGCCATTATCCAACGACATCATTGGCCTGAAGGACATTTACCTCAGTTTTGATGTTGGTAATTCTTCAATAAATATGGTGAAGGATACAATTTCCTCTGGCGACCAGATTTCCGGGGTCGGATTCCAGGTAACACCAAATTATGTTGACGGCAAGTTAACGAGGTAAGATGATTGAGACCAGCATTGACAAGAGAGTCAAAATTAGCCAACTTGTAGAAGGACAGCTGCCTTCGTATGTTGTTACTGAGTCTCCACTGTTTGTTGACTTCCTAAAACAATATTACCAATCACAGCAGTACCAAGGTGGTCCTGTCGATGTTGCTGAAAACATCGATCAATATATCAAACTTGATAATCTGACACCTGAAGCACTCAATGGACGTGTTCATGTGACTTCTGCTGTTGCAGAGGATGATACGACCATTCATGTTGAGAATACTAAAGGATATCCTAGTGAATATGGTCTTGTAGGCATCGGTACGGAGATTATCTCCTATACTGGACTGACAACTAACACGTTTACTGGTTGTATTCGCGGTTTTAGTGGTATTACGTCTTACAGATCTGAAGTTGATGCCGATTCATTGGTATTCAAGACTAGTTCTGCTATTTCTCATGAAACTGGAGTAGTTGCTCAGAATTTGAGTTCCTTATTCCTCAAAGAATTTTTTAGAAAGCTGAAAGTATCGTTTGCTCCTGGTTTGGAGGACGAGGACTTTACTAGCGAACTCGATGTTAACAATTTTATCAAGTCCCTGAGAGGATTTTATGAGGCAAAGGGTACAACTGACTCTTTCCGCATTCTCTTTAGAGCATTATATGATGTAAGTGCAAAAGTTGTTGATCTTGAGCAATTTCTTCCAAAACCATCTAGTGCAAATTACCAAAATAGACTGGTTTTGGTCGCAGACCTCATTTCTGGCGATCCTGACTTATTAGTTGGTCAAACTTTACTTCAGGATGCAAATGAAGCAACTGGAGTTGGAGCTGCGAGTGCTCCTATCTCTGAAGTTGAGTCATTCACAATTCAAAACAAGAAATACTACAAAATTTCTCTGTTTTATGGTTATGATGATCCCCCAACTGGATTCTCTGGATCATATCGTCAACCAGGTTTTACAAAGGTTGTAGGAACTTACTCAACCACTGCTGGTGTCCTTACAGTAGA